ATGCAACAGGTCACGGAGCTGCTGAAGGCGGCGGGCGAATTTCTCGCCGGGCTCGGGGCGGTCATAGCACCCATAGCCACGGTGGTGATTGCCCTCCACCGGAAGCCCGAACCGCGCAGGCCGCCACGGAGGCGGCGCAGGCGGTGAGGAAAGGGCCTTCCGAATATCCCAACTATCCGGAAGGCCCGGCTCCCATCCTATCGCATGGGACATCATGAACGACAGACTGGGATTATGCTCGCTGGTCATGGCGCTCGGCGCGTTCGCCGCCGGGCTGTCCGGACACTCGATACCGGCAGGCGTGCTGGCGCTGTGCGCCGGGACGCTCGGATACCTGGCGGGGAGGCGGAACGGATGACGTTCGCGGATATGCTGGATGAACGGGGGATGCGGCAGTCGCAGATCGCGCGCGCCGCCGGACTTACCAGACAGCGGGTCAACGAGTGGGTCAGGGGCGTGCGCGACCCGAGGCTCATGGCGCTCGGCACGGCCAGAAGAGTGGCGGACGCGCTCGAGATGACGATCGACGAGTTCGAGTCCCGCCTCTGACGCAGATATGCAGAAGCGCCCCTCGGCTCCATGCATAGGAGTCGAGGGGCGCTTGTGTTTAGAATCTGCCGGTGTTGAGGCGGCTTTGGAGTGCGCGTGCGGTGCCGGGGCCGAACCATGAGTCCTGGGCGACGCCGAGGTGTTTCTGCAGGGCGCGGATGGTGGCGGGGCCGAGGAGCCCGTCCGCGGTGAGGCTGAGCTTGCGTTGGACGGCGCGGATGAGGTTGGAGCCGCCGCCACCGTAGCGCACGCACGAGTCCACGAGCGCGGGTCGGCCCCATGTCCGGCCGTCCGGCCTGTACTGGCCGCTGATGATGCCGTCCACGCTGGTGCCCATGACCTGCTGCCAGCGGCGGATGGTGGCCGGCCCGCAGGAGCCGTCTACCGTGAGCCGGCCCGTGCCGCCGCCGGACGACGTGGCGCCGCCGTTGTAGGCGGGGCGCAGGATGGCGGCGATGGTGTTCCATGCGCGGGTGCGGCGTGCTACGCGCCCGTTGTTGGTGTTGCCTTCGATGGTCTGGATGTACGAGCCGTGGTTGGCTTCCACGAAGCCGATGTGGTCCACCACGCCGCCGTCCCAGTTGAATATCACGATGTCGCCGGGTTTGGCGCTGCGCGTGGTGACCGCGCGGGAGCGTCCCGCGCTGAGCACGTATGGCACGTAGGCGGCGGGCAGTCCCGGGAACGCTTGGCCGGCACGGCTCATGACCCAGCTGACGAACATCGCGCAGAACGGGACGCCCGACGCGCCATAGTATGAGCCGTGGGATTGGGCGTACCAGCGCCCGTACTTCGTGCCCGGCTGCGGGTCGGTCCAACGGGAATAGCCGATTTCGCCCGCCGCGATGCGCAGGACTTCACTCGCCGTCGCCATAGGACACCTCCTCGATGGGTGCCACGTCAGCGGTCGCGTCGGCTCCCCTGGAGTCGGACACCGCGTAGGCCGCCTGAGCTGTCCCGGTCGTGGCGTCGGTGGCGGTGGCGATGATGTTGGCTTTGATCGCGTTGGTGAGCTGCTGTCCCTGCACTGCGGCACCGGTCAGGTTGTTGTTGCGCCACCACGCGTACACGGATGCGATGACGGCGATGACGCCGGTGATCGCCGTGCTCACCTGATCGGTGGTGAACGGGAGCTGGCTGATGCCGGCGATGCTCAGGCCGGTCTGCGCGACGCTGAATAATTGGACGATGAGCAGGATGATCGCCTTGGTGCGTTCCACGGTCAGGCCGGGAATCGCCGGGCCGGTGGCCTTGTGGTCGGCCACGCCGGTGGTGTTTGCCATAATGGTTCTCCTTACAGAAGAAGCCCCACGGGTGTGGGGCTTTGGTTGGTTTTACAGAGTCGGACGCGCAATCGCGCGTCCGCGTAGGTGACGCCGAACATCGTGGCCGGCATCGGAAGCCACCGCCGCAGGTTCTCCCGCACGGTGACGGGCGCATCAACCGACTGGGTGCCAGCCCGGATGGTCAATGTGGCCGTGCCGGGCTTGACGCCGTTGATGGTGATGCTCATGATGGCTTTCCTCCCAGCCGGGGCGCAATGGGCGCATTCTGGATATCGTTGTTGATCTGGGTGCCGTGGCCGTTGCCGCCCAATCCGTGATAGGCGTCGTAGACACGTTGGGCGCGGAGTTTGAAGTCATTGTCGGCGACGCCGTGGTGGTCGTGCACCATCGTGTCCTGCTGCTGTTCGAGCTTGCACAGCAGAAGCGTGCGCAGCGCCTCGTCGACGAGTTTTTCGTGTTCGCAGCCGCGCCTCATGTCGGCCATCAGCTGCTCATGCTCCGCCCTTCGGGTCTCCTCGTCGGCGATCTGCGAGCGCAGGTTTTTGAGTTGGTGCCAGAGGCCGGCGGCTATGGCGCTGATGGCGGCGATGAGGAGGCCGGCGACGACGCTGGTGATGATGTCGTCAGCCATGTGGCTCCTCTCTGACGGGATGTCGCATTGGCGATCCTCTCTGTGTGTGGTGGTGGAATCCCACGGTGCGTTGGTATTGGTTAATACGGGTGGTCGGTGGCGGCGAACACCAAAGGCAGGCCGATTTCGTCGAGCATGCCCGGCAGTTCGCCGTCCGCGTATCCGCAGACGCTCCGCGCAACCTACGCCACACGTTCGGCACGTTGGCTATCAAGGCCGGAACCGACATCAGCGTGGTCGCGCGACAGCTCGGACACTCCGACATCCAAACCACCGCACGGTATTACCTCAAGCCCGATCTGAGCGTCCTCAAGGACATGCAGAAGGCATGGCAGAAACTCATATTGACCTGCTGAATAGCTTTCCGTAACCCTGTACAATGCGAAGGGCTTCACGGTCATCCGCGCCGGCAGCAATCAGGGTTGTGTAGGCTCGCTCTGCTATCCGGTCGTCTAATCAACGATCAAGCGGTACCGTGATGCAGCCCTCGACCCAACCGCCTTTGCCGAGCGTCATCTTCGCGGCCGAGCGAAGGCTGATCTCGTTGCCAGCGGTCTGCACCTCGACGCCATGAAGCCCCACGCTCGAATTGGACACCGTGGCGCAATGCACCTCGAACGCGGCCTCCAATCCAGTCGGAAGCCTGAAAAGCTTGGACGTATCCCATATCCTCGGGGCAGTCCAGTCCGTGTTGACTCGAATGGCATGAAACGCGACGATCAACATCCCGCCGACAAACGCGGTGCGATAATCCACGTCCCAGTTATCGTTTGGTTTCGTGAGGGTTACGGAATCCCACAGTTTCGACATGGGAGGCAGCTGTTTGATGAGCATGACCGGCGTGCCGGGCGTGATCCCGCTGATCGGGATGCGGGCGATCGGGATCCACGCCGTGTCGGAGGCCGAGTGGATGCTGCCCGACGGGACGGTCGGGTCGGCGGCCGTACCGGTGTTTGGCGTGCCTTTGAGCACGGCGATGGCGGCGGTCTCGATGTTCTGGCTGTTCCGTGTGTATTTGAGGCAGACGAGGTCGTTGCGGTTCTGGCCGCTCATGCCGCTTTCGATGGTCGCGGTCTCGGCCTCGGTGACGCGCGCGTATCGTCCTTCGACCACGAGGTTGAGGACGGGGATCAGCGCGTGATTCGCATCCTGCATGGTCACCGTGGGGAAAGTGCCGTCGCTGCCCTGCAGCAGGTAGCTGCCGTTGCCGATGACCCCGGCCTGCATGGCGCCCATGTCGCCGCTGGTGATGTGCGGTGTGCCGCCCTTGCCTGTGATGAGCGTGGTGGTCATGTCAGCCCTTTCCCTTGGTAAGCCATGCCGTGTAGGCCGCGTCCTGCGTGGCGGCGAGTTTCTTGAATTCCTGCTGGCATGAGGTGCATGCCAGCGCCTCCTGCGTCACTCCGTCCGCGGTGGTGTGTTTGATCTGGTGCCAGTCGCTCGACGTGCGCGGATCCCCTTCGGTGAGGTATGCGCTGTCGTGGCAGCGGTCGCATGTGTATTTGGTGATGTTCGTGGTTTTTGCCATGCTGTTCCTTTCAGGCGAGTCTTTGCCAGACGTGTCCGCCGATGATGGTGTGGATTTCCTTCCATGTGCCGCCATGGTCGTTGGGGTTGCCGGCGACGCACCAGTAGAGCGAGCCGATCGGGTGTGCGGCGAGGAAGGATGCCTCTGTCGCGCTGGATTGTGCGGTGATGGTGCCGTCCGGTCCGACGGTGATGGTCCTGCCATCGGGTTTGACGCCGCCGAGGGTGGCGGTGGATGCCACTGGCAGCGTGTACTTGTTCGCGGCGGACTGGATGCCGTCGAGCTTCTTCTTGTCTGCGGCGGCCATGAGCCCGTCCGCCGATGATGTGGCCTGTGCGACGGTGATGGCAGCCGTCTCGTCGTTGCGGGTCACTGTGACTGGAGCCGACGCAGTGATGTCCAAGATTCGCGCCTGCGCCGCGGCCAACGCGTTCTGCGCCGTGGTGGTGGCCGTGTCGGCTTTTACGCCGGCCTGTTTGGCGAGGTCTCTGGCGCCTCCGATTTCGGCCGCGGCGTCGCTTGCGGCCTTGTTGGCTTCGGTGGCGGTTCTGCGGACCGTTTCGAGGTCTGCGGCGGTCACATCGGCGCTGAACGTCCAGTTGGAGAGGGTGAGGCCGCTGCCGGCGTAGTAGGCGTGGCCGTCTCCGGAGCTTGATCCACCGCCGCCGGTCTCGCCGGTCGATTCCGTGGACGCGGTGGTCGCCTCGTAGGTTACGGTCGGGATGCCGTCCTTGACTTTGATGATCTTCTTGGTGATCTCGGCGGTGACCCTGATGCCGGTGGTGTTGTCGCGGCCGGTCACGGTGTCGCCCACGTCGAGGTCGATGCCGCCGGTAACGTCCACGTCGATGCTGCCTGTATCTCGCAGCTCCTGGAGCTTTGTCTTGCCTTTGGTCTCGAGTTCGGCGGCGTCGGCGTTGCTGAGCTCGTAGACGCTTGCGCGCTCGTCCGCGCCTTTGATGGTCTGCGTGTGGCTGAGCGTGCCTTTCTGGTCGGCGTACCAATGGACGACGATCCTGTCCTTGAGTTCGCCTTTGCCGAGGCAGATCAGGTGATTGATCGGATGCGAGGCGAGTGTCGCGTCGAAGTCGATGAGGTCGGAGTCGATGAGGTCGCCGGCGGCCGTGATCGGCGGCGCGTCGACTGTCACGCCGTTCTGCGCTGCGGTGATGCGCAGCCGCAGTCCTGATGCGCGCAGCATCTTGGACAGGCCGCTCCACGCGTCGCAGTACCGGTCGAACCGCCAGTTTGCGTTTTTGGACGCGCCTTCCGTGACGGTGATGATGTCCTGCAGCCCGATACGGGAGATGACGGTGCGCAGGAGCGTGCCGATCGTGCCGCTCACGGTCAGGTAGTCCTTGCCCTTGTCGGGTTCGAGGATCTTCGAGGCGAGCAGGCCGTGCCAGTCGCGACCGTGGTAGGTGAGCTCGCCCTCGCCGCCGGTGACGCTGGTCTTCACGTCGTCGACGATGCCGCCCCAGCCTGTCCCGTCGACCCACCATCGGCAGCCTGGTTTCAGGCGTGCCGGGCATTGGAGTTCGAAGTCGTTCTCCCCCGACCCGTATGCCAGGTCGAGCGTCCATGAGGCGTACGAGCCGGACGGCGTGCCATTCGTGTCGGTGACGATCAGGTCCATGGCGGTTCGCTCCTCTCTTCGATGGCGGTCAGGTCGAATTCGAATCCGCCAGCCCAGCTGATCGTGCTCGTGCCGGGGGGAAGCGGTTCGAAGATGTAGGTGCCGGATCCGCGTCCGGTGCCGCGCACGGCCTTGGCGAAGAGGTTCGTGCGCAGGCCGGTGTCGGAGATCATGATGACGGTCCTGGCGTCAGCGGTGCCGTCGATTTCGAGTCTGCTGCTGGCCGGAATGGTCGCGTCGACCTCGTACCGGTTGGGGCCGATGATGACGTACGGGTTGACGCATGGGCCGAAGATCGTGAGGCGTATCGGCTGCGGCATGCCGCTCGTGTTGGCCACGGTGTCCAGAATGCTCATGCCGCCGTAGTCGTGCGGATAGTCGTGCGGGTAGTCAAGTCCGCTGCCGGCGTCGGTTCGCGGATCGTGATGCGTGGTGGTCTCCCTCCGCCACACGCCGTCCAGGAGCACGACGGTAAGCTGCGTCTCGACCATCGTGGGCGTGATGGTCTGCGGTTCCGCCTTGACCACGTAGGCGCGAGTCGTCCACCCGTCCGCGTCGAACGTGCCGGGCGTTCCGGCGGCCACGTCCGCGTCGAACAGGCGGCGAGTCGAATCCACCTTCTCGGGGCAGCGGACATAGGTTAGGTCAAGCTCGGCCTCGCGCGCCGTGCGACTTACTCCGGTTAGACTCCGGTATCCGAGGGTGTACGACCATTCGCGGCCGCGCAGCCCCTCCGCCGTCTGAGCCCAGATATCGGGCCCTTCCAGTGGGATCGTCTCACCGGTCGAGGCGCACACATAACTAAGCGATCGCATTTCGTATCACCCTTCCGAGTTCACGACCATCGACTTCGATGCCGAGTTTCTCCATAATCAGTGGCATATCCGCGTGCAGCGCGCGCAGTTCCGACAGGAGTTCGCCGAGCAGTTCGCCAGATAACGGTTCGCCGCCAGTCGAGACGGAGGCTCTGGTCGGGCTCAGACCGTAGCCGGTGGCTACATCGGGAGTCGTGAACCGTGTGGAGGCGATGTCCGAGGCCATGCCGTTCATGCTGGACATGACGGCGGCTTGGCTGTTGCTGATGCCCTGGGCGAGACCGAGACCGATGTTCCGACCTATCTGGTCGCGGAACAAGCGTGACGGCGAGTGGATGCCGAGAAAGTTCTTCACGCCGGAGATGGCATCTTTCACGCCGCCGAGAATGGCGCTGCCAACTTTGCCGATGCTGCCCGTGATGCCGCTGATAATGCCATGCACGATCTGCGAGCCGATGGACACCATGCGTCCCGGTATGGATGCAAGCGTGTTGACCAGATTGCTCAGGAACTGCTGGCCCGCGCGAAGCGCGCCGGATGCCATGCTGCTGGCGAACGAGCCGACCGCGCTTATCGCGCC